TTGTTGTATAAAATTGCAATGCAAGAATTTTTAGATGACAGGGAATTACGTAATTTAAGTAAACATACTTTGAAATCTTATAAAGGAATTTTGAAAAGATTTGAGTCCTTTTGTGTAAATAAAGGGATATTTGACACTGATAAAGTTACGTCAAAAGTTGCAAAAGAGTTTTTAATTTATTGTAAGCATGAGTTGAAAAATAGTATATCTACAATAAATGAAAAGAATCGAACATTAAAGGTGTATTTTAAGTACCTAGAAGAAGAAGGGATAGTTGAAGAGAATCCATTCAAAAAAATTAAATTTAGTAAAGAAGATACCATAACAGATGTTTTAACAGATGAGCAAGTGAAGAGTGTTCTTGAACACTTTGATAGAGGTCATTATAAAGGCACGAATTTTGCTTTAATGAGAAACCGAATGGTAATTGTCTTATTAATTTCTACAGGGCTTAGAAGAGAAGAATTAGTTAATTTAAAGTGGTCAGATATTGACATGAGGAATAGGACAATTATGACCTATGGGAAGAAAAGAACCGTTGCTACTATTCCATACACAAGGAAATTGCAAAAGGAATTAGCGGAATATAAAACATTTTTAGAATTTTATTTCGAAGAAGAGAAAGAAGTTGTATATGTGTTCCCAGATAAGTGGAATAGACAATTAACTACAGAAGCAATTTCAACTTTATTTAAACGTTTAAAAAGAAATTTAAATATGGAAGGATTAACTTGTCACGCTTTTAGAAGATATTTTGCTTCTAAGTGTTTGAAGATGGGAATGGATTCTTTAAATTTACAAAAACTTATGCGACATGAAACACTTCAAATGACTGAGAGATATGTAAAACTTTATGGTCATGCACTGCATGATGTAAATGATAAATATAACCCTTTAAACTTTATTGAAGTTTAAACCAAAAGAAAAAGAGTCGCTCCCGCCAAGAAACCGACTCTCAAAACTAGCCACAGAGGAGAAAAACTCCACTGTTCTCAACTAAATAACGGACAAACCGTACATTTAGCCCCTTCATTTTATCGAAAAAATTCGAGGAATGCAAGGTTTCTTTAGTAATGCCTTTTTAGGTGAAATGACGGTAATTCCGAACGTGGGAATGACCTAACACCACGCTAAACACTTGAACAGGTTCGCTAAGCCGATGTCATAAAATAAAGCGTATACTCTCAAAAGCGTTTCCTTGTTTACGCTGAGTATAGTCTAGGAGAGAACGTCCATAAACGGTTTGGTAAAGGTTGCTTGGTGTACTACGGTACAGGTAGCAACGAATAAGAAAGATAATATTAGGTTATGAGTAATTAAGGATAATGTCAGTAGTACAATTCCTTCCCTAAATCTTTCAGCATGTTGGACAAGCATAGCATGTTAAAAGTTCGTTGTAGGTGGAAATCTAACGTTCAAACAAGGTGTTACTATACGGATTCCTTAACCCGATAGACCATGAGAAATGACAATGAACGTCTGCTTTATGTTGCATTAATCTTTTTGTTTTTGCGATGTAAGGTAGTCGTTCTATGCCCTAGCCGTTGTCCTGTACCCTCATCCCATGATGAAAGACAGACGACCGAAGTCAATCCTTTTTATCAAAACAGCAACAAAAGTGCCTTCATAAACACTTTATTAATGAGAGATAAATACACAAAATAAAAAACAGCGACAAAAGTATTCTCCCAACCACTAATATATGAGGGGTATTTTAAACAAATATAAAATGGTCACATTTTGGTCTAGTAAAGCACTAATATATGAGAGGTAATTTATTAAAACATAAAACACGTACAAAGTACTTTAGTTAAAGGCATTATTAATGAGGGGATTAATCCAAAACCATAAAATACATACTTTTTACCCTTATAAGCCACTAATATATGAAGGGTACTTTAGTAAAAACGTAAAAAGGTTAACAAAAGTGCTTTGAAAAGCACTAATATATGAGGGGATTATTTCTCAAATACAAAACAGCAACAAAACACCTTAGTTGAAGGCATTATTAATGAGGGGATTAATCCAAAACCATAAAATACATACTTTTTACCCTTATAAGCCACTAATATATGAAGGGTACTTTAGTAAAAACGTAAAAAGGTTAACAAAAGTGCTTTGAAAAGCACTAATATATGAGGGGATTATTTCTCAAATACAAAACAGCAACAAAACACCTTAGTTGAAGGCATTATTAATGAGGGGTGCTTTTACTTAGATATATGAAAGGTTAACAAAAGTGCCTTGATAAACACTATATTAGTGAGGGGTATTTTATTTGAAGTATCAAAATGGTTACAAAACACCTTAGTTGAAGGCATTATTAGTGAGGGGTATTTTATTTGAAGTATCAAAAGGTTAACAAAACACTTTAGTTGAAGGCATTATTAATGAGGGATGTTTTTTTACTATTCCATTCAGATTATTGAGTGTGAAGTAAAACCCCTTGGAAAACTAATTATATTTTTTCTTACGATAGCAATTAGTTTATTCCTTTTTATAGAAGGGTGGATAGCCACACCCTTCTTTTTTATTTTCAATTTTTAATGGGGGTTAAATCAAATGAAAGAAATTATTATCAACACTGTTGATGTTATTAGAGGTATTGATTCTGTGAAAGAAGATAGATTAGATACGGTTCTAGCAGAGAGTAAACGTATATTAAATAAAGTTAATATACGTCTTGAACGTATTGAGCAAAGGCATAAAGAGATAGAAGACAAAGTAATGGAATTGAATGCTTTATTTTCTTAGGTAGAAATCACAAAAAAGAAATAGGGTGATGAGCAAGAATGTTAGATTTAGTTTTTATAACTGCTACAACTGTTTTTGCTATGTTGTTTGTTTGGTTACTTTCTGATACTAAGAAAGATTCACTTAATCGTGAAGAACGCCTTTTAAACCATATTGAAAAACAGGGCGAAGCATTAGATAGAGTAACTGACACTATGGAGAAAATGGACGTTCGTTTGATTCATATTGAGAACAAAGTGAACAAAGACCATAAAGAATAATTAAAGAAAAGGGGTAAATAGAAATGGATGAAATTAATAATCAAGGACAGCAAGAACAAGTAAAAGATGTTGAAGAAACAGTTGAAGAAACTCAACAAAATGAAGAAGTAGTTGAAGAAAAAACTGATTCACAAGAAGAAGTAGATGTACTACAGGAGCAGATTGATGAGTTATCACAATACAAGCCAAAAGAATTAACAGATGATGAAATTAAAATTCAGCAAAAGTTAGAAGCAATTTGGCAAAGAGAGGTCTCACAAACCTTAAAAGAAGAAGGCGTTGAAGTTTTCGCTGACTTCATTAACGTTTCTGTAGATGATACAGAAGCATTACAATCACAAATAACAAAGTTAAAAGAGATTATTGGTCAACTAGAGTTGGCTAATGGTTATCAACCGACAAATCATAAACAAGTGGATGGCTATAGCATTGCTAAGAAAAACAAAGACACTAAATCTATGATTCGTCACAAATTAAATTTTTAATAAAAGAAAAGAGGAATTAGAATGTTAGATTCTAAAAAATTAACAGTTAATGAAAATATTCATCTTACAGATGCAATCGCTTTAGTAGCACCTATTGCTACTCCGTTTATGAGTTTATTACTACAAAAAGGTTTATATGTAGATTCACAAGGTAAATTCCACACTTGGAGAGAGAAAACGCTTGACGCTACTTCTGACATCACAGTTGATGAAGGTGTTGACGCAACTAACTTCGTACAATCTGCACGTGCAGAATTAAACAACGTAATGGAAATCTTCTACAAAGCAACTTCTGTAAGTGGTACTGCACAAGCAACAGGTAAAGTTGGTGACTTATTCGCACAAGAAATTGATGACCGTTTAAGAGAATTAGCAATTGGTATCGAGAAAAAATTAATCGGTGGAGTTAAAAACGATGGTACTTCTGGTAAACGTCAAATGGATGGTATCTTAAAATTCGTTGATGCAGGTAACGTTGTAAACGGTGCTACTCTAAACAAAATTACAGAAGCAGAAGTTAAATCTCTTGCTCGCAAATTATGGGATGCAGGTAATGAAAATGGTGAATTTTTCGCATTAGTTGGTGCTGACCTTAAAGACCAAATTGATGACCTATACAAAGGTAATTATACTTACATGCACCCAACAAAAGATTTTGGTTTAGTAGTACACTCTGTTGAAACTTCTTACGGAACAATCAACTTCGTATTAGACCGTTTCATGCCAGCAGACAAAATGGTTGCATTTGACATCAATGCACTTAAAGTTGCTTTCTTACGTCAACCTGCTTTCGAAGCATTAGGTAAAACAGGCGACAATATCAAAGGTCAAGTAGTTGCAGAAGCATCACTTGAAGTTGGTAGCAAAAAAGCAGTTGCAGTATACAACTTAAAACAAGCGTAATTAAATACATAACTCCAATAAGGCAAGAGGAATTTTCCTCTTGTCTTATTTATTTTAATAAACATTAAAAAAAGTGAGTGAATGAAGAGATAGGAGGATAAATACAATGAGCATTAAGGATGTATACATTATCGAACGTAGAAAGAAGAAAATACGTTTACGTCAATTAGCAGAGTATATTGGCTGTAGTCCATCACTCCTTTCCAGATATGAAACAGGAGATTGTGATATGGATAAAGAGAAAGTAAAAAAATATAAAGAATTTATAGATTCTTATTAAGTTTTAGGTAAATAAAAGATAAATCAAAGGAGTGAAATATGTGAAAGTAACAGTAACTTAACTCTTTTACTTAATAAGCACGTGAGTAAAAGGGATAAAAAGAAAACGCTTATAGTTAAATACATAAATGAATATATGGAAAAATAAAACTAAGATTTTATCAAACATCAAAAACATAAATTAGTGCAAAAGTTTTAGAGCGAAGTATGTACTTTCGCTAATTTATGAAGCAAAATTTTAAAGAAAAATTTCCGCAATGGGTTAATGAGAGCGGAGATTATACAGTTTGTTTGTCAGATGACCTAGATAGTTTAGTTGGTGCTTCTATTTTAAAGAGTGTTAACGGATATGAAATCAAACATTTCTATGATTTTACCAACTTCTATTCAGTTGATGGTGACAAACGAAAAGCAATTGGTGTTGATATTGCATTAGAAAAAGGAATGACTTGGGATAACCATGTTGTAAGATTGTCCAGATATGGAAAAGTAAATACTTTGTCTGCTAATCCTAATGTAATAGAAAACATTGACCGAGATAACTACACAAAGAAGTATGCAATGAGTACAGCACTTCTAATGTGGGCTTTTTATGGTTTACCGCTACCAGAGAGTGACGAGGGAAAGATGTTACTACTTAGTATAGATTCTTCCTATAAGGGTCATTATACGGGGTTCGAGGCGGTTCAAAATGAGTGGTTAAGAAAGTTGGGTTTCGAAGGGTTAATTGAAATTCAGAATAAATACACTTTGAAAGATTTTGCAAATATTAAAAAGAAATACAATTCTTCTATGAAAATAGAACTTGTGAATGGACAACTACAAACGGAGATGTATTTAGAGGGTATCTCAAAGGTATTAGGTTTACCTATTGAGTTGCCTATTTGTTGTTTTAAATTAAGAAAGCGTTTTCAAAGGGAGAAAGTGGAGTTAAGAAACTACACAATTTATACGAAAGATATGATTGAAGAGAAGTATAAGAAAGAAATCTTTTCTATGGCTCTTACGCAAAAAAATACTATCAGTTTAACCTTTAAGTAATGTGAAGGTTAATTAAAAAGGGGAAATTAAAATGTTTCAAGAAAAAGAATACTTTTACTGTTATTCAACAAATTTATATGAGTTTTTAAGATATGAGAAAGGTCTTAAATATATTTGTACTGCTTTCCACGATAAGACGATGAGAAGATTTTGGCAATTTAAGAAGACAGATGAGTTAATGAAAGCATTATCGGAATATCATGATAATGGAGAAAAAATGAATTTAGATAAGTAAGTAGTAAAAGCCATGATTAAAGTCATGGCTTTTTAATTTGATAATTAAAATTTATAGATAATTCAAAGGGGAAAATATTTTATGGCAGTTTATTTTAATAAGGAAGAACTGAAATACAGATTAGAATTTAATGAAAAGGAAAATTACATAGCAATTCCAAATAATATCTTTGAAATCTTGTCAAAAGATGAAGAGTTAATGAGTAAAAAAGCACCACATGTTGCAGTAGCATATACATACATTTACTACATCACTTGGCTTTACAGATATGCAAAGTATGGTGTAATGAGTGAAGAGTTAACAGATGTAAAGGGAGTTAAAGAAGTATTAGGCATTTCACCTAAGAACAAAGATTTTAACTATGTAATCAAAAAGAATGGTGTCCTAGACCGTTTATGGTTAACCGAAACCAAATCATTCACACAAGCACCTGTGGAATGGCATTGGGATGAAATAAATAATGTATTTGATGGTTTTACAACATATGAAGAACAACAAAATGCAAGGCATCCACAAGATATTAAAGAATTAAAAACAATGGGTATTGAAGTTAATGTTAAAAGAAGACAAATCAAATACCCTATATTTGCAATGGAAGATAGAGAGGTTGATGGTGAAAAGTTTTATGGTACATTCTATCAACCAGAACATACTCATGCAGTACCATTTGAAGTGTTTATTGAATGTATGACGAATAAGGATTTAGGTTGCACAGCATTTTACATTTATGCTTATTTATATAGTCGTTGTGGTATGAATGGTGGCAGTATTGACGTGTCAATTGAAAAAATTTCAGCAGTAACAGGAGTTAGACCAACATCACGAGATAAAGCATTAGATGGACTTAAAAAGTATGGCTTAATCAAATGTTATGCAAGTGATTACATTATAGATAAAGGTGATTTAGAAACACCACCAAATACATACGTAGTGGTTGAGAAAGCACACTTATTTAACTTAAAGCCAGTGCCATATAAAAAGCGTACTGTAAAAACATTAGAACAACATGAAAAACAAAAAGAAATGATAAAGGAATTTGAAAATTTTCCATTGTGAGAGGGAACATTTGATATAAATTTCTAAAAGGTAGGAAATTCGGTGTAATAATATATATTTTATATATCACTATGTTCTATATAAATAAGAACATCAAGATAATCTATGTATTCATTTACCTACACCAAATAACCTACCTTTTACATTTTGTAATCAGTAGTGTTTTTTACTACTGATTTTTTATTTTAAATCATAAAGGGGGTCATTCGAATGACATTAAAAGAAGCATTAAAGAAAGTTACAAAAGAGAATCGAATGTATTTTAATTATAAATTCCCAGATACACGATTCGACCAAACTATTCAGCCAAAAAATGAAGAAGAATTTCTTATTTCAGTTGGTAGAAAAACTATGAATGGTTTTAGAAATTGGGAGAAGACACCAGAGTATGCAAATTTGGTGGCACTATATTTACAATCTAAAATGATTGATGATATACATATTATTTACAAAGTCGTGAGAGAAAAAGCATTAACAGGTGATGAGAAACAAGTTAAGTTGCTTTTAACTCTTAACAAAGAAATCAACAGTATTATTAAAGCAGGGATAGAATTATCTAAAGTAGATGAAGAACCAGAAGACGATGGACTGATTGTATAATGGCAAGAAAACCTACTACAGCAGAAAAACTAACCATAATTAATGAAAATCCAGAATTATGGTTAAAGAATTTCGTCAAAATTACTACCAATACAGGTGAATATGTACCATTCACAATTAATGAACAACAAAAATATTTCGTTGATGAAATGGGGCACTTTAACATCATTGCTAAGGCAAGACAAATTGGATTCTCTACTTTGTCTGTCGCTTTATGTTTATGGATGGCTTGTACAAGACCACGTACCAATTATTTAATCGTATCGTACAAGCAAGATTCAGCAACATCATTATTTGATAAACTAAAAATGATGTATGATGATTTGCCACATGACAAATTTAAATTCCCAAAAGATGACCAGAACAACAGGAGTCAATTGAAACTAGATAATGGCTCATCTATTACGCTTTCTGTTGCTGGCGGTAAAGATGTTGGTCGTGGTACTACATATGAATATATTTTACTTTCAGAATTTGCATTCTATGAGAATCAAGATTCAATATTATTATCAGCAGAACAAGCATTAGCAAAGAGTAAAACATCAAAATTAGTAATTGAAACAACCTCAAATGGTTTCAACTCCTATCAAAAACTCTTCATGAACGCATATAAGGAAAATTCTAAGTATAAAGCATTCTTTTTCCCTTTCTATTCTTCTTCATATGCAAAACAATTCAAAGATGATTATGACGAAGCAGAAGCATGGCATAAAGCAAATAATGAAGGAAAACGTCTTACTAAAGAGGATTTAGAGCAAGACGAATTATTTTTATATGAGCAAGGGGCAACGCTTAAACAATTAATGTGGCGAAGATGGAAACTACTTGATATGACTCTACAACAATTCTATCAAGAATTTCCTGCAACCCCAATGGAATCATTTATTAGTAGTGGTTTAAACGTTTTCGACCAACAAAAGATTGTCGAACGCTTAAAATATATTGAAAAACCATTGTTATATAAAGATATAAAGATGGATATTCCAGATAGTATTGCGAAATATATTGGGAAATCGTTAATGATTTATGAATTACCAAAACAGGGAATTAAATATTATGCAGGTGTGGATACTGCAAGCGGTAGCGGTGGCGACTATTCTACTATCTCAATTTTAAATGCAGATGGTGAACAGGTGCTAAGTTTTTATGATAATAAAATTCCTGTTTATGAATTTGCTAAGTTACTTGATACTATTGGAAAGTTTTATAACTATGCTTTTTTAACAGTAGAAAGAAACTCTTTTGGTACGCCAATCTTAGAACGTTTACGAAAAGAATATGAGTATATGAATTTGTACAAGCATAAAGTTTTCAATCAGCAATTAGGCAAAAAACAATTACAACTAGGATACCAAACTACACAAGTAACAAAAAATATTATGATTACAGATTTAAAAGAGCAATTCGAATTAGGAATGATTCTTATAAACTGTCAAGAATCATTAGAGCAAATGCAAATATTTATTGAAACAGATGGAAAGACAGGAAATAAAAAAGGTAAGGACAAACATGACGATTGTGTAATTGCTATGGCATTAGCAATTCAAGGCATTAAACAAAATAAATGGTATGTTTAGGAAGGATTTTGTCTTTTTTTGCCGAATTAAATCGGTTGAAGGGAGATGGTTTAAATGAGTTGGACAAATACATTTATTGAATCTTTAAAAGAGTGGGATGAGCAATGTAATCCAAAGGATGCAACATTAAAGGATATTTTGTTTTTTCTTAATTATAATATAGGCGGTAGGGATACATTCGAGGATGTAACAGTAGAAAAATTGGAAGAGCGAATTAATTATTTGGTTAACAAAGAATCTTTTGAGGAGAAATTTTTAATAGATTCTTTAATTCATGAAACAACAGCCATATTCAAAAAAAGGATTGCAGGACATGGTGAAGCAATAATTAAGGATGAGAATTTAAAGCACTTTATTGAACAACAAGGAAAGGATGCAGGTTTTGTTGAAAAATTCTTATCTAAATCTAAGGATATGCAGTATATATACAATGCTGAGAATCAGTTAGATGTTTGGACTGTTATTGTGAATCAATATTTTTCTCTTTCTAATAGAAGACAGTTAGAAATGGAATATTTTCAACGCCTTCAAGAACAGAGCGAGCATTTACAGGAAAGTTTGAAAGGGCTACCTGAAGAGTACAAGGATGTACCTCTCAGTGAGTTATTTAAAAAATGAAGAATGAGTAAAGCACCCTTGGGTGCTTTTTATTTTGGAAGGGAAAAAGAAATGAATTTAAAAGATTATATTAAAACCGTACATAACGGTAACCAATTCTGGTTTGTAGATGAGGTGTCTCATTTTGAAAACCAGAAAAGAATTTTAGACACAATTGAGAAGAAGAAATATTTAGATGGTAGACATGCAATCTCAAATAGAGTTGTAGAAAATTACAATGGTAAGCCATATGAGCAAAGAGCAATTTTATTACAGTATGCAAAATTAATTGTGAACCTTGAAACTACTTACCTATTAAAAAAACCGATAACTTTTACTGGTGAAGAAAAAATTGTTAGTGATATGAAAAGAGTATACAAAAAAGGTACTTATGACAAGATTGACTTCGACCTGCTAAATAACTTAGTGAAGTATGGTAACGCATATGAGTATGTGTATATCAAAGATGATGGAAATGTGAGCAGTAAGGTCGTTCCGACAGAATGTGGATATCCTATCTATAATGATGAGAACGACATGATTGCATTTGTTGAGTATTATACATCATTAGAGAGTGACTTCTATGTTGTTTATACACAAGAGGAAGTAGTGAAGTATTCAACAATTGGAGGTATAGATTTACGTGTTGTGGGTTCTTATAAAAATGTTAGTGGTCTACCTATTCACTATAAAACAGATAATGAATTGAGCACGACATTTGGAAAGAGCGATTTAGATGACTTTATTAACATCATTGATGCTATGGAGGATTTGCTATCTAAGTTTAGTGATTCATTCTATAAACATCATAATCCAATCCCAGTAGTTATTGGGCAACAACTAAAAGGAGAGGGGTTGAATCCTCATATCGTTGGTGGTGGAATTACTTTAGATGATGGTGCTGACTTCAAGATGGTAAGTAATGGTGTCAATCATAAGGCATTTGAGGTAATCTTCAATACACTTATGCAACAACTGATTAACATTGCAAGTGTTCCTGCTGTAGCATTGAATGCTTCTGATGTAAGTAACTTATCAGAGATGAGTATGAGAATGCTGTATCAACTGGCTGACATGAAGGGTGGACTCAACGAGCGTTACCTAAGAGAGGGATTAGAGCAACGCAACAGCAAGGTAGTGGGTCTGTTAGGTAAGCAAGGCAAGGCATATAGTGAAGATGCTATTGACTCATTAGATATGGTGTTCCACTATGCAAGACCAGTCAATGAGACAGAGGTCATTGATAACTTAGTTAAGATGTATGATGTTGGTGCAATCAGTATGGAGTCATTGGTTGCAATCAATCCATATGTTAGCAACGAACACCTAGAGTTGAAGCGTATACTTGAACGTGAGCAACATGTGCGTGAGCAGAAGCAAGTCAGTGAACAAGGTCAACGAGCGTGACAATAAGCAAGTACAAGCAAAGACAAAGGATGCAAAAGCAGACGTTGCAACTAAGAAAGAGGATGCAGTCGAGGGATAAGAGAGTTATATGTGAGTGTTGTGATTGTGTGTGGTGAGTTAGTGGGAACATTGATATATCAATGTTTAATGATGTAAAGGTATTACTTTCATGCGACACACTTTTAAGTAATGCACATGTGCAAGGATGAGCCGAGCCAGAAAATAAACGAGCAAAAAATGAGAGGGTTATTTAGAGAATGAACGTTCGCTTTCGCTCCTTTTCGTTCGGTTTTGGGTTGGTGAATGAGTGCGTTGGGAAGTAAATGAATGCAAAACAAAAAACGAACATTATGAATGAAACTCCAATGAATGTTCGTGTGATAGGACTTCCTATAACCTTAATTATGTAAACTACCATATAATTAATCTTATGGGGGTACTTCTTTATTCGTGTATTGTTCATTTTTTGTCTTGTTGAGTAGAGAAGTCGAACAAAACCTTTACCTCATGTTCGCAAAATGTCCGTCTAGCCAACCTCTCAACACACACCCTAAAAAATTTCAGAAAGGAGAATCCATGATGTTTGATTCTATCCTAAATTTACCTAGTCAATCTCTATTATATCTTGAAAATAAAATCAAATCAACGTACCTAACATTAAATCCAATCAAACAACGTCCACTAATGACAACCGAACAATATGAAGCAATTTATCCATATGTTTCAGACAGGTTGTATCAAGAATTGTCCTTCACTCCATATGATACAACTCTTGTTCATTTTGAAGATGATGAGAACATAGAATATGAAGTTAATGGAATCAAACTGAATGGATTCTACATTGCGGAACATTACAACGCTAAAACACATATATTTGTATTTACATATGAAGGAATCTGGCAATATAACAATGAGCCATTGGAAACATCTATTCACATTCAAGAGTACATTAACCGTTTAGTTTGTAACTCTCATGAATGTGTAATATATAACAAATCAATTACAAAGGAGAATATAGATATGGATAATATTGAAAGATTACAAATGGAAATCGGTGGTATTGAATTACCGTATGAAGAATTACTGGTGTATTTAGAAGAAGAAGGAATTAACGGTGATGCAACTTATAATGCTTCTTCAAGAGCAAATAAGAAAGCAATCTATTCAACTGCACTGGCAATCTTAAATTCAATTGCAAACCAACCACATTTAATCAAAAATTACCGACAAGACGACATGACAATTGACAGTTTTGCTAAGTATTTGCAGTCACGAATTGACCAACTGGAGAAAACGATTCGTCACATGCCAAATGAAGATTCTGCACCTAGCAATTTCTTCAATTTATTTCAATAAGAAAGGAGGATAATAATGGATAAGTTTAATATTTTTAAGACACAATACAATGACTTCAACAACATGTTGTCTTTAGCAGGTGAAGAAGTATTTGCGAATGGTGAAAAGAATCATGGAATCATTACAAATACAGACACTACAGAATTTAATGATAAGTATCTTTCAACTGACTTCGCAATGATGCGTGGCGATTACATCTATTACGATAGTATGTATTGGATGATTTGGAATCAAGTAACTGTACCACGCACAGAATCGTATAAAGGAATTATGAGACAGTGTGAGCATGATGTTATCTTTAACCTGTATTATGCAGATGTAACAAGCAAATATCTTTTAAAATGTCCTGCAATCATTCAACGCACAAGTGATTACACACAACACTATCAAAGTACAGTTTCTATGGTTACGCTTGATTCAGAGATTCATGTATTTGTAAGAGATACACCTAGTACAAGAAGAATTATCAATCTTGTTGGCAAGAGTGATGGTGAAATTGTTTTAGGTGAGCGAAATTATGACATTATCGGTGTATCTATTGAAAAGAAAGGATATCTAAACATTACTTGTCGTTTAGGTATTAGAAATGATAAATCCGACTACGTTAATAATATTTATTGGTCATCTAGTACAAGTAAACCTTCTGATTGGGCAAGCCAAATTGATGATACTTTCTATCAACGTGGAAGCATCCCACCAGAGTCAACTGGAACAGTAACAGTTAAGCATGTTAATGAATCAAACGTTGAAATTGCAACATCGGATTTATTGACTGGTAATGTAGGTTTAATATATACAACGTCAGCAAAAACGATAAATGGATTTACATTAAAAACAACACCACAAAATGCAACAGGAACATATATTACAGGTAACATTGATGTTGTATATGTTTATAAAGAAAATGTTTCCCCACCTGCAAATCTTCCAACAGGAACAGAGCCAACAGAAGTTACAGCACTGTATTATGACAATACATTCACTGGGAATTTAGAATGGTCGCCAGAATTGAAGAAAAATAATTGGGATGGTTTTAGTGGGTATCGTGTAAAAGTTGGTTATGAGGATTGGGGAGCAGATGAAATAGTTAACACCTATACTACAACAGCAGAATGGCAAAAGATAACTAAAACATTAGATAGTACAGGATTCGTTACAATTGAATCTGTTTATACTGATGGTACAACAACTATATATCTTAAACCAAAACGATATACTAAAACACAGTTAGAAGAATTACCAGATGAATCTTCAACTTGGTAATATAAAATTAGTGGCATATCTCATGATATGCTCTATTTTTGTTTATAGGGTGATTTAATTGATTTTTGATATTATGTATTAAGTTGACTCTTAAAATCTAGTACAAGTAAATTTGAGAGGTTGGTTTTGAAGTGGAAGTAAATTTGTGTTTTTGTAATTCCTTTTAATATATATAAAGTCGGCAAATCTAGGAATCCTCCAAACCCTTGATAACTAAAGTGTCAACATCGTCCAAAAAGTACTAAATTATAATTAGGTATAGACATTTGGTACATCGTCCAAACATGATAAACGTAAAAAATATCTCCTAAATAAGCCAAAATAAATAAATATTGGTATTAATGTATGGATGGTTTAGGGAAAAATTGATAACATATGAATATAAAAATCTAATTGTTTTGTTGAGGAGTGGGGTAGGGATGGCTAGACCTAGAGTGTTTATAAGTTCAACATTCTATGATTTAAAATATGTAAGAGAAGATATTGCTCGTTGTGTAAGAGATTTAGGGTATGAATCCATACTTTTTGAAAAAGGCGAAATTCCTTACGGGAAAAATCAGAGACCAGAAGAATATTGCTATAAAGAAATTGAATTATGCGACATACTAGTATCTATAATTGGTGGAAGATATGGTTCGGAATCGTCAGAACAGGGGTATTCTGTTACACAAAAAGAATTGAGACAAGCATTAGAAGTTGGGAAACAAGTATACGTATTTGTTGATAAGAACGTACAAGCAGAATTTGAAACATATAAAATAAATAAGGATAATGAACAAATAAAATTCCGTCACGTTGATAATCGAAAGGTATATGAGTTTTTAGAAGAGGTATATGAGTTACCGAGAAATAATCCTATATTTTCTTTTGAATCTTCACAAGAGATTCTTAGGGTACTTAAGGAGCAATGGGCTGGCTTATTTCAACGCTTATTAAGTAAAGAGGAAGATGGAAAACAGTTGGAAATGATAAATTCTTTAAAAAGTACCATGTCTACTTTGCAAAATATCGTAAAAGTGATGTCGGAAAAGAGTGAGACCCAAAGCACAGTTATGAAAGAACTAATACTTTTAAATCACCCTGTTTTTTCGCATATGCGATATTTGTTAAATACGGGGATGAGAATAGTGTTTATGAATCATGAGGAATTTACTGAGATAATGTCTACTTTTGGTTATTGGAGACGGGAAAACGATTTTCCTTTTGGAGATTATGAAGATTGGATTAATATCAAAAATGGAACTGAATACATATTTAAAGTTGCTAAAAATTTATTTGATAAGAATGGAATGCTTGTACCAGAAAGTGATGGATGGTCACCTAGTTTAATGCAACTTCATGAAAGTGAAATATTTGCAAATATGGCTAGTGATGATTTACCGTTCTAATTAGTTAATTCTGTGTATGCAAATCATAATTTAAAATTGCTTTCTGTAAGAAATATTGAGAAGGACTTTGCAAATTTGAAATTTAAAGAAGCATATGTATTAAATGTACTGTTTAACGTGGAACGGGGAAATAGTCATGCTACATAACGAAGGATGAATTGCTGAATGCACATCCTTTTTTAGTTGGAAATTTTTAAACAAAACCTTAATAAATAATGAATTACATCATTTCAATATAAATAAACATCTATTAAGGGGTGGGGATATGAGAAGTAAAAAGGGAAAAATAATATCTATTTTTGTGGTAATTTCTATTCTTTTATTGCTTATGGGTTGTGACAATAAGAAAGAGGAAACGTTGGCAGATAAGGCATTTGAAGAAAATTCGAAAACAGAGGATAGGGCAAAAGAACAAGAGGATGCTCAAACGGAAGAAACGAAAAAAGAAATCAGTAGGAATGTTTTGAAGACATTACCTTGGCAAGTTAATAGTTTAATTTCTTATGTAGATGATGTTGCAGAAGATTTGAATAATAAGGCAACAACAGATAAAGAGTTAAAAGAAGATTTGAGGGGCTTGGAGAAAAGTATAGAAGAGGTTGAACTTGGTGTGAAGTATTTGCCAGAAGAATTTGAAAGTGTTGAGACAAACCTTAAAGGTTTGTCTAGTAACTCAAAAACATTTATAACAGAAGCAGTCAAATTCCATCAAGGGAAAGATAATGCAGATGAGGTCAAAAAACTAATGTCAGAGATGTTAGAGGATATTGTTGCAATAAAAAAGGTTCTTCCTTTAGACGATAAAGATAATGGATATTATTCGGTATCTTGGATGAAAGAATTTATACAAAAGCAGTAA